AGTGGCAATGTGGATGTCTTGTGATTTACGGGACATAGGAATCTCCTTCCGATTGTGCCCCGTAAGCGTACCACACGGGAACGGCGTAGCAGTCAATCGCTACGCCCAGCCCACCGAGGGCTGTCCCAATACAAGCCNTCGGNTGCTGTGCGCTCTACGCCCAGCCCACCGAGGGCNTGTACGCAGAGCGGGGGTTTGCCAACGGGCAACGCCCCCTCTCTGGCAGGCTTTCTGCGGAAGCCTGCTCATATGGGGTTACCTAGCCGCTCCTGGACTGAAGGCCCCCTGTGATAAGCGTGAAGGAATCTTAATCTTGTAACTAGTTACAGAAACAAGCGTTTTAGGTGCATATAAGTAGAGGGTATATTAGACGGTAAAAGAACCTTACCCTTAGGTTAGACGGCCACTAAAGGGTTTAATGGATAACTATGTCCAAGGAGGATTATGGCTGAGAGTCAGGAGCAGAAGGATTACTATGCTGGCCTAGATGCGGAAACGCGTCTAAGGCGCCGTATGTTTGAGCTTGTCTCGTTCCTGGAAAGCCAGGAGAGCGGGTACCCGGCCCGAACACGAGCAAACGTTGACGGGTCTGACCTGACTATCTCCTACGCCGTAAAGGCAGACACAGCCGGAGAAAAGCTAACCAGAAGGCTGGCAGGTGAAGCGCAGAAGACTATCATTGAACTCAGTCCGTTTCCCAAGACGGAGGCCCAGAGGGTAAAGGAATTCGCCCTAATCATTGACAGGTACTCCGGCCAGGAGATTGAGATCAACATCGCCGGCAACGGTGAGTACACCGACGGCATGCCGGCAACGCAGGCCCTAGCAGACGAGATCGCACTTGACCTAGCGTTCCTTCGAAAGAAGGGTGTTGGTGTGGTTGCCGTTCGCTCTGGGGGCCAGACTGGCGCCGATCAGGCGGGGATCATGGCCGCGATCGAACTAGGGATTAAGTCCACAGTCCTTGCTCCAAAGGGCTGGGTATTCAGAGACCGTGAGGGCGTGGACATCAAGAACGAGCTGAAGTTTAAGAATCGGTTTGTTCCTAAGAAAATGCCTACCACTGAAGCCGCAGTGACCCCAGAAATTACAAAAAATTTGCCCGACGGCGTCACCAAATTCCACCCAACATACGGCGAGGTTAAGGTTGGGGAAACAAAGGGAGAGATCTCTCGGATCACGCTTGCCGACGGCACAGATCGTAAGACGCTAACTGCAAACCTATTCGACACTGCGGAAGCCGCAGCCAGTGCCACCGTAGCTCAGGGGATAGAGCAGGGGACTTCTAAGCCTTTGGCCGCAGGTTCGAATCCTGCCGGTGGCGCCACACTACGCCCCAGCATCCCAGGCGGGGACGGCCAGCGCAGAGCGCCACTAGATCCACCAGCAGATGACACCAGGCCAATCGCAGAGATCGTAGCAGAACGGCTAAACGAGTTTGCTGACATGCGCGCAGCGGCTGCAAGCAGGTCACGGTTTACAGGCGGTAAGAGAACCGCACCTGGGCGACCGAACACGTCAAGCATGATGGACCGCTCGGTTGGAGCCTCTGGAGTCTTTGGCGAATCCTACGAGTCCCCAGGGAAAATGCTTCCTGGTATCGACAAGGGCAGGACAGTCCAGTCAAGACTAAGCGCCCTCTTCCAGTCAATCGGCTTCACCCCAGACGAAAGTTCTGGCGAGTTCCTAAAGGGCAAGTTGGTCCCAGACAACGACATCGTCGCTGAGGTAATGGGGGAGATGATCTCCGCCATCAAGCTGCTCAATCGACCAAACAGCCCACTTACACCAGAGCACCGAGCCGAGCTTGGCGCGATTGTCCTGGAGCTGTCGCGCATCCTTCATGACGCAGCAGACCCGCGCACGCGTCGCATGTTTGAGAAGCTGACCAAGAAGCGGATGATCCAGTACGGGGATTCAGAGCCGAGACCAAACCCATACTTCGGTACGGTCTCAGAGGGCGCTGACGTGTTCTACCCTGGGGGCGCAGTAGATCCATTCGCTGGAAAAACAAATGCCGACAAGAGTAAGGAAAAGACAAAGGCAACCATTAGAAGGCTTGCCGCCGCAGACATCCTTGGCGTGCCGGACAGTTCTATGGGCGAGGAGCCTTCCAGGACAAGGTCGCTTGCTGTTGACCAAACAGGAATCTACCAGGCAGGTGCTGACGTTGCTGATGAAATTCAAGTCAGCAGACTACAGAAGGCGCTCGACGAGTCTGGCCTGTTCGATGGTGGGGAGACCGACAAGGCATCGCTGCATCTTGAAATTGACACTGTCTCACGGAGGGAGGGCGGTCTACGCGGAGAAACCCCGATCCGTGGCGACCTTGAGGAGTCAAGGCTTGCGCTAAGAACAACGATGGCCAGCGAACTTGCTCCTCTCCTGCTGATGGACGAAATGCTTGCCCCGATCAGAAAGGTAACCGAACTTAGTCCGTTGACGAGAGATGGCGGCTTCGGTGCGCCAGTCGCCTTTAAGACAAATGTGCCGTACAGAAGCAACCTGATTATTGCCAGCAAGAAAAAGAAACTAGAGATTAACATTAATACGGACGACCCTAGGTCGATGACCGAAGTAAATCGTGAGAGAGTTAGAGCAGAGGTTCGGGCTCGTATTGACAAGTCCGAGGTACTTATCAAGGCGATTGACGCCACCGCTGGCGGGGAGTACAGGGTCCAGAAAGACGCGGCGAAGCGTCGCATCCAGGCATGGCTCTCAGAGTCAATTCGAAAGTTTAGATCCGAAAATCTTACTATTGGCGAGACTCTCGACCTGGTCGATGCATTTGACGACATTATAGAGCTGGACCTGGGCGAGAGAACCCTACGTGAGGAGCTGGGGTACACGCAGGAAAGTCTGAGAACAGCGGTAGATGCGTTCAACCAGGCTCCAAAAACCGTTGGGGCCACCACTCTTCAGTTCGGCGATGCCGGAGATTCGGAGTTTGCTCGTACAGCAGCTGACCCAGATACAGTGTTTAGCGTCATCCGCGTTGAATCTACCACAACAATTAAGGTTCCCAAGTATATTGTTGATGCAGACGCTCGCAGGAAGGCTGGGGTAAGGGCCGAGTACGACAGACTCGTTGCCGAATTCGGTGAAGATTTCGCAAGCGCATACGCTCTAAGCGAAGAGGGGTCAAAGATCTTTGGAAACATTCAGCCAATCCCAGAAACAGTTACCCTTGAGCCTGGAACGTACCTAATCCCAGCAAGCCTTAGCCGTCTGGGCCCTGCAATTACGTACTCTGGAGACACTGTTTACCTGAGCGCATCAGTAAAAGTGTCGCCAAAGTATATTGTTCTCAGGAACGGGACAATAGTAAGCGCACGATCCGGGGAGACGGGGTTCCTGCAGCACCGAAAAGTGTATCCGTATAGGGTCCGAGAGGTAGATGGCGGCGTATTTACCGATGGAAAGGGGCTAAAGAAAGAGCGAAGATACGAAATTGAGAAAATTGACCAAGCAAGATACGAAGCGACAGACCCAAGCCAAAGAATTCGCGGCTCGGATACCAGGGCAATACTCAGAAAGCTTGATGCGCTGTTCAGTGACGAGTCAAACGAGATCACGGCAGAGCAGGCAGAGCCAAACGAGGAAGTAAACAGAGCGAAACTACGTCAAGACCTACAGAATGACAGCGAACTTGGCTTCTTGACTACGGAACTAGAAGAAATTATTGCCCTAGACGCCTACCAGTCGCTAGAAATCCTTGCGCTCAACGGAGATTCGGCACCAGACCTAGAGGCAGAGCTGCTTCGGGCCATTGGAGAGGTAAGGGGCGAGATTAGGATCGACAGATTCCCCCAGTACGCTAAGACTAGACTAGCATCCATTCCTGTAAAGGACGCTGGGGGCCTTCGAGGTCGAACAGTTAGCGTCAAAGACGCAGTTCGAGCTGTGCGCCCTGGAGTCCCAGGGCTTGAAAGCCGAACAAACGTGGAATCCGTCCTAGATATCCTCAATAGGGAGTCATCCGCACAAGAGCCAACGGTAATAGACGACAACGTTGCCATTAACTCCATCCGGAGAGGGGTTTCGTTCCTATTCCGCTTGGCCAGAGATTCTGCTACGCAGCTGGGCTACGGCGGAGCCAAGGGAAGCAGACGAATCATCGTTGCGGACCTGGGTAGCGCGGCGGGATATGGAACCGCCTCCAGATTTGGAGATCGCACTGAGGCTGCGATTGACCGGGTTAACGACGCTGGCCTTCTTGCCGCCCGTGCAGCGGTAGAGTCGGTTAAGGCAATCCTTCACTCCGGCTGGTCTGAAGGTCTTGACCCAAAGCACACCAGAAATAGATTTGAAACTGTTCAGGATCCAGTGGGCAGCATTGAAAGGATCACGATTGACGGTAAGGCCCAGCGAGATGTCGTTGGAACCTCTGATGCTGCCAAAAGAATTAGAAGATATCTTCCAGGAATGGAGGATATCATTGGAATTCCCGTACAGCCGACAAGTCGCAATACTAGCCTATACATGATGCGTGCTTCTGGGGCCCTTGGAGACAAGGCAACTAAGTTCTTCCAAAAGTATTTCGAGCAAAGAGGATTCATGGACCCCAAGGTCCAAGAGGGCTTTGGTATTGGATACCCAGAAGATGCTATTGAGTTCCTTGCTGAGCTGGAAGCTGCCTCTAAGTATACCGGTGAGATACTGCGAGGAGAAGACGGACAGCCCGTTGAGTTTAAGGTTCTGGCAAGAGAGACGCCAGAAGAGGCAACGCTTCGCGTACTTAAGGCCATCGCAGCCGTTGACGAGAAGGAGCGTGCCCAAGCCAAGGCTCGCAAGCCCGTTTCATCTGCGCCAGTAGAGAGGAACATTACCGCATTCGATGTTGCAGACGGCATTACCGAAGAGGGAGTGCTCATTGAGAGAAGCAATGATTACTCGTGGGTATCGGATGGCGATGAAGGGTTTACCGAACAGGACTTTCTCCCGTATAAGCCTAATAGCCCAGATGTCCTGTCGAGGAACGCAAGGCTCCTAGCCAAGCTTATTTCGTACAGACTGTCCAGCCTTGGCGGTATTGACCCAAAGGGCGTACGGGTTACAATGAACAAGATCCTCCTAGAGGAGAGCCTTAGAACGATCCTGCCAACTTCTAGGAAAGACCTTGACAAGATGTTCATTGAGGTGTATAAGGAACTATCTGGAATGCTAGATGTTGCAGACTCAGCAAGCCAAGTCGCATTTGTAAGAGCACTTGCCAGAAACGTTCCCCAAGAAGATCTCAAAGACAAGTTGCTAAAGATGTACGTAGATGCGGAGCCAAGGCTTCCTACGTTATCAAGCGAAGGAACCCCAACAGAGCCGCAGATAACAGTTACTGCTGAGGGCCAGACAGGAAAAGTCGAACAAATCCGAGTCACCAAAAGAGGTGGTGGCATCGTCGGGGCAGAGTCTCTGCTCCCAATGCTTAGAAAAATGCTTGCAGTTGCGGCTAAGGGCGATATGGACCTCATCGCAAGGCCACTTTACGAAGCTCTATATCTATATGCGCCTCTCACAGATAGGCCAACGGACCCTATGGAATCTATGTCTGTAGAAGAAGTAATCGCCAGTAGGCCAGAGCCTATTGAGATGCCCAACCTACCAAAGGGTAAGTACGCACACGGACCGTTCGGTACATACTTCAGCAGAATCATCAGGTCAATTGAGCAGGGCAAGATGCCAGTAACGGAAGTCCGAATGCCAGATGACGTCGGCCTAGACTCGATTCTCGGAACAGGAGAGCGCGTAGACCTTGTCGATCCAGACCCAAACGACATGGAGGCGTTCCTTGATCAGGAGTTTGAGCGACCAGATATGGATGAAGACCTCAACATGATGGTTGACGATTCCATTAAGCAGGGCAGGCTAGCAACGCTGCTCAGGCCGGACCAGGGAATCAACATGCTCGGCCCACGCGCAAGAGGAATTGACATGAGGCTTCGCAGCCCAGTTGGTGGTAGCGCCGCAGGCGCAATCTTTGACATCGGCATGGCAGGGTTTGGCGGGTATCTAACCCCAGAGAACGCCGTCCTTTCGGCTGGGCTCAACGCAACGAACCTACTCTCCAAGAGCCCACTCAAGGCTGGACTCATTGGATCGGTAGCATCCCTAGGTGTAACTGCCGCCACAGGCGGGGACATCGGGAGAACGATCTTCGGCATCGCTGGATCTATTGCTGGCGGTGTACTCGGAGGAGCATTCACCGGAGGCATCGGAGCGTTCGGCGGATCAGTAGGCGGCTCTCTGGTCGCAGACGAAGTGTGGAAGTCCATGTTCGGACAGCAGCAGAGCAACACCCCTCTGTTTAAACCATTCAACCCAGGCGCCAATGCGCCGACTGTGAGGATTCCATAATGGCAAGAAGGACAAACGACCCATTTGATTTCAGCAAGGCTAGAGGATCTAGCGGTAGGACCGCGTTCCGAACTCCACAGATGTCTAATACTATGTTTACCCCACAAGATCTACTTGCACAGAAGACGGCTCAGCTGAATCATCGGCAGGCACTTAGGGGTCCTCTTTCTGCTGGGGCTGTTTCTCCGTACAAGGCTCTTGCCTTCTATTTCGCCAAGCTTGCCAAGGCAGGACTTCAAGGTGCAGATGAGTTCTCCGCCTTGAACAGCGCAGCGTCAAAATCGGCTACAGTAGCGAGAAAAATTGGAGCCGCTGAAAGACAAGCTGGTCTTGGATTGAAGGAGTCTGAAACAATCCTTAAGGACTACCTTGCACCAAATCCTGCTGGGTACTCTAGCAAACTATTTGAGGATGGTGTACGGCAACTCTTTAGACCAACTGAGGTTGAATCTATCTTGAGATCATTTGCCAAGCTTCAGGGAAATGCTGCTAGGAAACTTTACGGATACTCAGATCAAATTGTAGCGGCTGGAGCAACCCCTGGAAAAGTTGCCATGGGATTTAATAACGCTGTCGCAGCCGGAAGGATTTTGAGAAGAGGCATCGTAGACGGTGCAAGGATTAAGAAATAATGGCACCACGTAAAAACAACTTCATCCCAGACATGAGAGAGACTCGCTACCGTAGCCAGTCCTTCGCTAACCCTTACGCACCTGTCGCTCCAAAGCAGACTGCGTTCCAGACTCCTAAGATGAGCGCTACTGCTATGCCTAAGGCGGGGGGACTCGATCTAGGAGGCTTTCTGAAGTGGGGCTTCGGTGGGCCAATCAGCCAGCAAGACCAGGCTGCTCGCCAGGCTCAGCAGGATTCTGAGACCGTAACCGTCTTCGGTAAAACAGTTAAGACCTCAGACCTTCTTGGGGTTGCTGCGTCGGCTGCTCTTGGTGCAGCAGGGATCTATGCGGCTAGAAGCGGCATGAAGGTAAGCGCATCCAACAGATCGCTCGCGGCAAGCAAGGTAGCAAACACGGCAGCAATTGCAGCAAACAAAGTTGCGGCACGGGCACAGGGTAGAAAGATTATTAACGAGAGGCAGGAGGCACGAAGAGGCAGAAGGGCTTCAACGGTTAGGATCCGAAGACTTGAGCAGATTGAAGCCAACCTAAGGAGCAGAGACCCACTTCTTGCTCAGGCAGCCGGAGACAGGGCATGGGCAATTAGGTCTGGTCAAACGATTAGGACAGTGCTTCGCGGTAAGAAGGGACACGCAAACACAAAAATGCCTAGCACCGCAATTGGACATCACCACGGAATGCACGTACCGCTTGAGGACGCGTTCCCAAGCGATTATTACCAGCAAATCTGGAGGAAAGAGATCGGCGGAAGACTCAATAGGCGCCTTGGGACTCTTTACCAATCTGGAAATCCTATGATCACACGCTCTTCAGGTAGTCTTAAGAGACCAAACCTTAGGACTAGAACTCCCATTAGACCGAGAGATGTTGAAGGTAATCTCCGAGGCAAGGAGCAGGTTGACGATGCAACCAGAGATCAGATTGCCCAACTCCTTGATGACGCAACAGTGTTTAGAAATAGGTCTTCCAGCTTGCTTCAGGGTACCCCCGCAACTGGCGGAAGAGGTCGGTACGCGTTCCCTCGATCCTACGATGAACTGGTTACGTACCCATCCGGGAGTTACGACCCAGCAAAATATCAGCTAGATGCATTTGACTCTTATGTTGTGGACGTGTACAAAGGAACCAAGAAGGCTAAAACTAAACCTAAGAAGTTGAACAGCGGAGGTAAGTAATGGCACCGAGAGTTCGCAAGCTTAGATTTAGCGACGATAAGGATCTTCCGCCTACCTACCGAACTTACTCAGAGCGAGAAGCAAAGCTTAGGGTAGAACTGGGAAACATGAACTCGGCCTGGGGCCGACAGTTCTTTGGATACCGAGGCGGAGTCGTGGACAAGGCGGCAGCAAAAGAGACACTACGTCTCATGCAGGAAGCTGCACGAGAGATTGATATGATCAGAGGATGGAGACAAGGCTTCTCAATCCTAGGTAAGAAACATAGAGAAGGGAAGTAACACTATGCCAATGGTAGGTAAGAAGAAGTTCGCATACACAGCCAAGGGTAAGGCAGAGGCTAAGGAATACGCTGCTAAGTCCGGCAAGAAGATGGAAGACAAGGAAAAGGGCAAGGGTAAGTTTGTCCTGTATAAGAAGGGTAAGAAGAAGTAATGGCAGCTGGAGTCTACAACACGGTAATTGAGAAGGGCGCTACCTTTGAGCTGACCGTGACCTACAAGGACGCGACTGGTGCCGTGGTCGATCTGACCACGTACACTGTCCGCATGCAGGTTCGTGAGACTCCGAGCGCAGCCAGCGCTATCCTCACGTCGGAAGGCGGAAGCCCAACGATTGTCCTAACCAAGAACTCTTCAGGAGTAATCTCGGCCACTGTGAGCGCTGCGAACACTGCGGCGCTCACACAAGCCACCGCGTTCTACGACATCGAGGCTCAGACCTCAGCAGGCGTAGTGCGCAGAGTCCTCCAGGGGAGGATCATTATTAGCCCGGAGGTCACGCGTTGAGTGACGTCACTGCACAGCAAACTACGAATGAGGTTGTCACAGAGCAGATCGTTCATACGGTCGAAGTTCTTGACGCCAATCTTGTCGTTGGCCCAACGGGCGCTACTGGCGCCACGGGTGCTGCTGGCGCTACTGGGGCTACTGGTGCGACTGGTGCTACTGGAGCTACTGGGGCTGCTGGCGCTCAGGGCATTCAGGGTATCCAAGGGATTCAAGGCGCTACCGGAGCTACCGGGGCTGCTGGCGCTACTGGTGCTACGGGCCCAGAGGGTCCGGCTGGCCCTACTGGCCCAACGGGTCCGACTGGTCTCACTGGCGCTACTGGAGCCGCTGGTCCTACGGGTCCGACTGGTGCGACTGGTGCTACGGGCGCTACTGGCCCACAAGGCGCAACAGGACTAACAGGCCCTACTGGCGCCACGGGCGCAACTGGGGCAGCCAGTACCGTACCTGGACCAACCGGACCGACTGGCCCTACAGGAGCTACTGGCGCTACGGGTCCCGCTGGTGCAGACAGCACAGTACCAGGACCTACGGGCGCTACTGGTGCAACAGGAGCCACTGGTCCAACTGGGCCAACGGGTGCTACTGGGGCAGCCGGGGCAGACAGTACGGTTCCAGGACCTACTGGACCAACAGGGCCGACTGGTGCTACGGGGGCAACTGGGGCTACTGGCCCAGCAGGAACTAACGGCACTAACGGAACTAACGGCACAAATGGCGCTACTGGAGCGACAGGGGCAACTGGGCCTGGGGTTGCGGTTGGGGGAACAACTGGTCAGGTTCTTTCCAAGGTTAGCGCCACGGACTACGACACAACATGGTCTTCTAACGTATCTTCCGTTACCGGGACAGCCAACCAGGTTGTTGCCAGCGCTAGCACTGGGGCAGTTACGCTAAGCCTTCCTCAGTCAATTGCTACAACCAGCAACGTTACGTTTAACCAGGTCACGGCAAGCGACTACATTAAGTTGTCTTCTTGGAATCAGGCTGGAACTGGAAACGATGCCTCTGCTGATACGGTTACCGTTACAACTGCTGGTACTTATTACGCAATTGGTGGAGCAAACTGCGAAGTATCGTTTACTCCAGACTTTGTTGGTCAACAGTTCTTTGTAACAATGACTGGGTATGCCTCACTAAATACAGCGACCATTCAATATACCTTTGTTCGAGTAACGCTAACTGATTCTTCTAACACGCTTGTAGATACTCTTGGCTACGGACGAGCCGACAACTTCGGCACGAGCGGTCGCGGTTCAACTGTGGCATTTAACCAAATCTGGACAGCGGATACAACTAGTGCCAGAAAAATTAAGTTGTACGGCACAACACAAACTACTAACGGGCTTGTATTGTCCCTTGCATACTGGCAGCTAAATGTGATGGCTCTCGCATAATGTGGAACCTTGTCTGCACCATAGAGGGTTGCCCAAACAATGGGCAGGGACAGCTTGTTCCAAATGACCGAGAGTGGTACACATGCGACGCCTGCGGATCAATCTACAACCGTGTTGAAAATGACTAAGACAAACGTTGACCAGATCCTTGAGCGTCTCGACCGCATTGAGATTGATCTCGCAGAGATCAAGGTAGAGCTTGCGGAGACACGCGGAGCCTATCGGTTGGCGAAGTTTGTCATTGCGCTACTTGGAATAAGCGGACTCGGCGGAGTACTAGCCTGGATGAATGGTGGGAAATAATGAGTAAACTAAAGATCGTAACCCAGACCGACAACATCGAGAAAGGTGGCTGGATGGATGACTGCGCACCTTCCGCTCTTATGGCTGCGGCCAACTTCCTTACCGGTTCGACCTACACATCCAAGGACGGGGTAAAGTTCCTCACCAAGGTTGGCAGAATAGACGTACAGGGCAAAGGAACTCCTACATCCCTTGCTCAACTAGTCAAGGCGGCGCCGCTAGTAGGACTCAAGCCTAAGTACCCAAAGGGCTGGGACGAGATTGTCGCGGCACTGAAGGCTGGGGCAGTCGTAGGAATCAACGTAGAGCAGGCTAGGGGCTACCCAGCGACCGTTCCTATGAGCGCGTGGCACAAGTCCCACCAGCGGCGTAATCCAGGCAAGACGTACGGGCATATGACCTGCGCGATTCTTAGCGAAGGGAAGGTACAATGGGCGGACCCAACGATGAGCGGCAAGGGGAAAGAGACCTATGCTGTAGAGATCTCTCTTGCGGACCTGAAGGTGATTGCCCGTTCGAAGGGCGACCTGCCACACAAGCGCTGCCTGATCTTTACGGCAGTCCCGAAGAAATCATCCGCACCTGTCCCAACTGCGGCTCCGGTCTCACAGATCGTGCCTGTAAGCTCATCTGCACCTGTGGCTATTACGCCTCCTGTTCGGACTATCTCTAAGACATCAATCGATACTGTCGCTGCCATGAAGGTGGCCCAGGGAATCGTATCAAGAATTCAGGTGGCGAAAGGAGATAACACAATGAAGGATCAGATCATTGCTGCAGCGCTCGACGCTGTACAAGCAGCCCTATCTACGGCAATCGCCGTCTTCATCGGTCTAGGTGTAAGCATCTTTGACCTAACCGGAGATGGCGCCAAGGCTATCGCAGCATCGGCTATCGGTGCCGCACTACTCGTACTACAGCGCTGGCTAGATGAGGACAACACGCGGTATGGCCGTACTCGCTAGTCTCGCCCCTGTCCTAGAGCGATGCGCTGCATGCCGCAGCCCGTTCGTGGATCAGATCAACCAGAAGATGTCAAATGGCCTAGCTGATACGAAGGTGGCAGCATGGCTTAAGGAACAAGGCGCTTACATTTCTCGCATCACCTTGGGTCAGCATAAGCGGTCCCACCTAACCACAGAGTATCAGGCTGCCAAGGCCGAGGTGATCAAGAAGTTCAAGCAGAACCAGAAGACTATTAAAGCCAGCGGAGATCTGGCAGCATTGGTCAGGGACCAAGTCATGATAATGGTGGACGCAGGTGAACTGATGCCAACACTGGCAGAGGGCTTGCGCGCACAGGAAATGATCGACCGACGTGTTGAAAAGTCGGCAGACAGAGAACTGTCTGTAACTTTAGCTGGCATCCTGGGCGGAGGCCCGGTTTACCAGGTAATTGAAATGCAGTCAGAGGAGATTACAGATGGCAACGCCTAAAGAAATGAACAGAACATCGGGAGTCGCACGTCGTAAGGCTCCCCTAGATAAGTACAAGAACATCACAAACGCAGAAACTGTAAGAGGTCTTATCCGAAGCGGCGGACCGATTACTGGATCTGCTTCTGGTGTCCGGAGCATCTCAAGCGTGGACGCGTTTAATACACTTGGAAATTTCTTTCTTGGTGAAGCGCTTGGAGTTGCCGCCTTAGGAGCAACAAAGGTATTAGGGTTTGCTGCACCAAAGATTGGAAGGGCGCTAAGTGGCGCACGACCAATGACCGTAGCAGAGCGCAGCGCTGCTGTGACTCGAGCTGGTAGAACTGGCGTGGGTAAGATTGGCCCAAGCATCAAGCCTGGCAATAGTAGCCAGCCCTTGAATACCGGTAACCGAGTTGAAGACTTCTTTAGGGGTCCCTTGAGAACATCTTATGACAAGGCGTACGAAAAAGCAGCTCAAATCTTTGAGGTAAGAAATCTCAAGAGAGGAAAAATTGGTCTTGATGACACTAGACCAGATTTCCTTCGTCCAGTTTCAGGAAGAATTGTAAACACTAGATATAAAGGATTCACAGAGACGGTCAATATTGATGATGCATATTATGATCCGTTTGACTACGGTGGTGGGTCGGGCGGTGTGGACTTTGATATGATTACGAATGCAATGAAGAAGACTCTTGACTACAGAGCAGCTGGACCAAGAAGAACCACTGCTGCGACAACTCGAAAAGTTGTTCGCAAGAACAAGAACCTTCGATAATGCCTAAGACACCAGCCTGGACACGCAAGGAAGGTAAAGACCCTAAGGGCGGCTTGAACGCCAAGGGTCGTGCCTCCTACAAGGGCGGCACCCTTAAGGCCCCAGTCAAGTCTGGTGACAACCCACGCCGTGCCTCATTCCTAGCCCGTATGGGCGGGATGCCAGGACCAGAGAAAGACGAGAAGGGAAGACCTACTCGTCTGCTCCTTAGCCTACAGGCATGGGGAGCTAGCAGCAAGGCCGACGCCAAGAAGAAGGCTGCCGCGATTAGCGCCAGGAACAAAGGGAAGAAGAATGGCTAAGACGAAGAAGATGACCGTCGCCCAGAAGTACAGGTCCCTCAAGGCTCAGACCGAGCGCGCAGGGATGGCTGTAAAGGAGAAGGCAGGGAAGCTTGTCGTCTCCAGGATTAAGAAGGGAGCGAAACGTGGCTAAGGGACTATACGCAAACATTAACGCTAAGAAGAAGCGGATTGCCGCCGGCTCTGGAGAGAAGATGCGAAAGCCAGGAAGCAAGGGCGCACCTAGCGCCAAGGACTTTAAGGACTCAGCCAAGACAGCCAAGAAGAAGTGAATGTAACTAGCGATGCGGCCAGAGACCTGGCTGCTGGCAGGAACGACCCTGTATTCTTCGCCAAGCGTTGGCTTGGGATCGAACTCCATGCTGGACAGATTGCATGGGTAGAGGGTATCGCAGCACGGGATGAGTCCGGATGGCGTCCTAAGTACCTAACCACTGTCTGCTCTGCTGGCAACCGTGCTGGCAAGACACTAGGAATGGCAGTCGCCGTCTTCCATAGCGCATTCTACAAGCTTGGTATTCAGCCACCTGACGGTACCGCAGAGGATGCCATGCGCTGGCAGAACGCACCGTATGAGTGGTACCACGTGGGGATTCAACAGGAGACAGCGGAGCTGGTGCACCGCGAAGTCTCGATGATTCTAGAGGGCGGTCACCCGGCACAGAGAGGCCGGGGCTGCCCTCTGATCTCCGAGATCGGCAAGGTAGTGGACCACACAAAGAAGTACAGGGGTGAGTACCTCTGGCTACAGTTCCACCCACTAGTCGGCGGGGCTAACGTTAACTTCCGCACCACCCAGGACAAGGCCAAGGCGCTGCTGGGCAAGGACATGAACGGAATCTCCTTCGACGAGGCGGCATTCGAGCCCCACCTTATGCAGATCTACCAAGAGGTACTTAACCTACGGCGCCTGTCCACAGGGGGCCAGCTCCACTTCATCGGTACTCCGACCGAGGGGATCAACGATTACGCCGATCTGTGGGACATGGGGAACCCTACAAGGGTGGATCGAGACCCACAAGTATTCTCCTTCCGACTATCAACTAGGGATAATGTAGGTTACGGGTTGACACCGGACACGTTTGAGGCTATCATCCGCCAACAATCTGATTACCTCATTGCACAGAACATTGATGGATTCTTCATTGAGGCTAAAGATTCTTACTTCTCCTCTGAGGCCATTGAAGCATGCTTCATGGACATCCCAGAAGAAGAGCAGCCCAAGTCTCGTAGGAGATATGTACAGGGTGTAGATCCTGGAATCGCATCTGACTCCACCTGGGCTATCGTACTGGACTACACAGAGACCAACAGAATCACTGGTGTCAGGGCTAGGGCCAGAAGCGGCAAGCAGACAATCCAGGCGGTAGTCAACATGGTACGCGAGAATCACCTTCTATTCAATCAAGACTCATCCTGCCTAACCATTGTGGATGAGACTGGCTTCGGCGGTAAGCTCTTCAAAGAAGAGTTCAGCGTCATCAAGCCGCTAAGGGGGTACGACTTTGGTGGTACCAAGGCCAAGAAGCTCGACATCTTGTCCGACCTGCGTGCAGCGCTAGACAAGAGAAGGCTCATCTTCCCCAAGACTGGGGTTTGGCTACGGCTCCGCAGGCAACTACTCTCCTACAAACTTGACGACAAGAAGATTGAGCAGGATGCAGTCATGGCACTAGCCGTGGCCCTGCGACATGCGATTAGAAACAACGGCAAGGCACTTGACAATCCGTCATTCCTATACTTTGGAGGTTCTGATTAATGGCAAAGCGTAAGGTAGCACTAGCGGATGAGGCGAAGCGGTCAGTAAGTCTGGCCGAAGCGTCACTCCAGATGCGTGGCATTGACCCTACAGCCGACCCTCAGTACAACATTATCTCCGAAGCATACAGCCGTAAGCAGATGCAGGAGCCGGAGATGATGCGTCTCCGTACCCAGTTCCGACGCCATGACCACTTCTACTACCCACAGACCTCAACGCTGGGCGGTGCTGACCACTGGGCAGAAGACCCAAGCGCACGCACGGCTGGTAAGGCACACGTCTCTGTCAACGTCCACCCTGCCTACGTCAACATCCCATCGTCCATCCAGGCTATCCAGCCTATCATCAACTATGTAGCCACCGACCTCAGCAAAGAGGGTAGATCGTCAGCCGCTCGTCGAGAGCGGATTTTCTTTGCCTGGGCAGAAGCGAACGAGTTCGACGTCCGGATGGAGGAGGCCTGCCTCTACAAGTGCCTATACGGGCACACGGCAGCCAAGGTCTCGTGGGACAACAAGCGCGGCATCCCTAAGCTCCACATCATCGACACGCCTGAGAACCTCTACATGGGCTTCGGTGACTCCAACTACAACAGAGTCGACTGGGCAATCTACAGCTACGGGCTCAGCCCACAGGCAGTAGAGGAAGACTTCGGCATCTCCGTAGTGCCGGTACGCGACGGAAACAAGTGGACTCCATACACAACCGGGTCCAGCCATGCTGACCCGCTTGCCAACATGTACACCAAGGAGTACCAGCGCCAGCCCAACAAGATCAACACCGCCTACGACGAGATGCGCATCACCGTTCTTGACTACTGGTACAAGGTACCGCAGAAGGCTGGTACGCCGCCTATGGTTATGAACGCCCTCATCGTCGGCAACACCGTTGTCTCAGAGACCAAGCACCCAGAGCTTGCTGGCGACCTTCCGTACATCGTACTTCGCAACAGCATCATCCCCGGTAGCCCATACGGTAGATCAGAACTATTCGACGTAGAGCAGCTTCTCCGAGAGAAGGACGAGCGGATCACTGCTCAGGCACAGATGATCCAGTCGATCGTCGGCGGTCAGATGTGGCAGCTCGTTGGAGGCGACGCACCGGATGAGGTACCAGCCAACGCAATCCCTAAGCCTGGCCGCGTGGCGACACCTGGACCTGGAACGAACTGCGTGCCATCCAGCCATTCATCCCACAGTTCCAGATTGAAGACTACAACCGACGCATTGACCGAGAGATCGCGGTAGTCACGGGACTCAACGACCTTCTCCTTGGCCTTGCGCCATCCAGCGTTCTCGGCTCAAGCCGAGCGATTGCCTCGCTCGTTGCTAACTACGAGCAGAGAATCGCACCTAAGCGCAAGCTTCTCTACTCCTGGATCAAGCGCGTGTGGGAAGTATCGGCACGTATGTGGGAACAGAAGGACCCGCAGATCGCAGAGATCCTCCAGGGCGAGTACCGTCTTGAGATCGTGCCACCTGAACTTACGCCACGAGATACTCTTGAACTTGCACAGACTGCACTCAACCTTGTTCAGGGCCGCATCTGGTCTGCCGAGCGCGCAATGGATCGCGTTGGCGTAGAGGACCCAGAAGGCGAGAAGGACCTGATCCGAGACGAGCAGACTGACGCAACCCTCAACCCAGCAGCGGTCATGACCATGGGTAACCTCATGGCCCTGTTCCAGCAGCTACAGGCTCAGGGCGTCCAGATGCAGCAGATGCAGGAGCAGCAGGCTCAGGCCCAGATGCAGCTGCAGGCGCAGCAGGAAAGCGCGATGAACGCCTACCGTCAGCAGGGCGCACCGGGCGGCCAGCCGATGATGAACGGTGGAGAGATGGGTAACCTACCTCCAGAGATGATGCCTGGAAACGCGCAGAACGCTGGATCAGCAATGCCTAACGCCCCTCAGGGAGAAGTATCAGCAGAGCAATTGCCGCCTGAATTACTGGCCGCACTTGGTGGAGGACAATAAATGGCACGTCAAGGTAGATTCGGTAGATCAACATCTGGTAGCCAGAACCTAAGTTCTCTCATCTACTCACTTCTTCGTGAAGAGAGGAACGATCAAGAGGACACGATGATTCGCTCGTACCGCAACAACATGCGCGGTGGCGTATCTACAAACACGTTCTCTTCTGGTGGCACGACTATTTCTGCAACCGCTGCGTCCGTTTACCAGTGGTACCTTAGCCAGGCAGATCTTGCTCGGCAGTCCGGAGACAACGCTGGATATAACAGCCTTATCCAGCGTGCCGAGGAGTTCCGNATTGCCTCACTTGGCGACCAAGAGGCCCTGCTATCTAGCGCATTCAACAACAGCACCAGCATCGACTTCTCTCTGTTCGGTGGTACTGGGTCTGGAACACTTGAGCTTGGACAGTTTGAAACCCTCATGACCAATCTTGCAAACAATCCATCACTTACCGATGCAGACAGAAGCAGGATCAGACTTACCCTGTTTACCTCTCAGCTTACCTCTACATCTGGATCACTCGGTCGAGAGTACGACGAAGGTACGAAGACTGCCGATGACCTTGTGAAGTTCTACGACAAGGAGTTGGAGAGGGCACGAGCAGCAGGCATCACGACCGATAGTCAACTGTACCAAAACATCCTCAATGCTAGGTCCAAGTACATCAAGGCAGGGGAGATTGACGCCGCGAACGCTAAGACGAAGGCTGTCGTTGATGGCATTAAGGATGAGCAGCTCGCTGTCGCTCAGGCGTTGCAGAAGTTCCTACTCCCTATCTTTCCGAAGAGATTCAGTTCCCAGTCAATAGTCAACGCTCTTAGCGCGACAGTTACTGGAGACGGCTCTGGGTTCCTCAACGCCTTGGGCGGGGCCATGCAAGAGTCGGGCATTAGAATGTCCCAACTTATTTACGACGCCGCAGCCGCTGCTGGATATAGCCAAGAGCAGATTGCCACACTTCTACAGTCAGCATCTACGTTCTCTGCCGAGGCAACGAGACTGGCACAGTTGTATCCAGAGCAGTCAAAGGACCTTCTCGCAATTGCACGACAGCTTTCGCAGGCTGCCGCAGACGGTGGATTCCAATCTGCTGGACGTGGCGCTGCTCAGAAGTTCCAGGATGCCATCGCAGCAACTGGCGGAACAGTAGGAGTTTCTGGAACATCTGACCCATACGCGACAGTAACCGCACTAGCGGAGTATGCAGCTGAGGTAGGCGTTATCGCAGACGATCCAACATTTAACGACGCGAATATGGCGGACGATGCCGCTATGATTGCCGGCGGAAACCTTAGCCTAGGTTCAGGCGACGGTTCGGTAAAGTCTGTGATTGATGAGATCCTCAAGACCTACCCAGCGTATGACAAGCAGAACGTAATGATTGCCTTGGCAAATCTTCTATCAGGAAGCCAAGCCGCATGGGAGTCGAAGGACGCCTTGTACACCACAATCGGCAGATGGGTTCAGAACAACGGTCTAGATGTGGGTAGTCTACTGAGCCCAATCGACCCGACTATTGGTGGCCTAACTAGGGGGCAGGTCATGCAGTATGCTGTCGAAGCAGAGATGGCCAGAGTCGTTGACGCAGATCCCAACCTTGTCTATGTCTATCGGTATGATGCAAACACAAGGACAACTGGCTTCAGGGTTGCTTCGGTGGCTGACGTTAAGAACGACACTAACAACTACATTCCATACACTGGAAGCGGCAAGGGTAAAGAGATTGTCTATCTGCAAAGGATTAATCTAAA